CGTCATGCTTTCGGGCGTGATGGAGCGGCAGCGGCAGCAGGAAGAACTGGAGTGGCAGCGCACCCTGTTGATAGCGCAGCAACTTGAGAACTTGATGCTGTTCAGGGCGGGAAAGCGGCAGAAGCCGCTGGACCATATGTACCGCCAACTGAAGAAAAAGGAAACGCCTGTCATGCGTATGACTGAATATCAGCAATTACGCAGACGGGCAAAATTGATACTGGAAGATGGCTACCGTAACGACCCTTGACGTAAAGATCCGCGCAGACATCCAGTCGTTCGAGCAGGGAATGGCTAAGATGGAGGGTCAACTCAAGCAGGTTGGTCAGAACCTCCGCGCCGTTGGAGGCACCCTTTCAAGAGCCATCACCCTTCCAATCCTCGGTATCGGCGGCGCTGCAATAAAAGCCGCATCGGATGTTGAGGAGATGCAGGCTAAGTTCAACACCGTGTTCAAGAACGTCGGTGGAGAGGTATCGAAGGAACTTGGTAATTTTGCAAAGCAGGTAAACCGTTCTCGCTACGACCTGCAAGGCATGGCGGCAACGTTCGGCGACATCATCAAGCCGATGGGTTTCACGGAGGAAAGCGCAGCCGATATGTCGGTCACGCTGACCAAGTTGGCTGTTGACCTCTCGTCGTTCAACAATATGCCGATGGACGAGGCTGTCCGTCGCCTGCGCGGTACGCTCATCGGAGCGCACGAGAACGCCGCCGATTTTGGTGTAATCATAAACGAGAACACCCTGAAGCAGGAGTTGATGCGGATGGGTGCGCACAAACTGACCGGGGCGCAGAAGGAGCAAGCAAAAGCACAAGCGAGGATGAACCTGCTGTTGGCAGGCACCACCGACGCACAGGGAGATGCAATAAGAACAGCGGGGTCTTTTGCCAATCAAATGCGCGGACTGCGCGATAACGTTAGGGATCTTGGAGTAGAGATTGGTGAAATACTACTTCCCTATGCGACCTCATTGGTTCAGGAATTGGATCGAATGGTTGACATAGTAAGCAATCTTTCACCAACCGCACAAAGACTTGGTATTGTTATCGCAGGGATAGCCGCTGCCGCGGGTCCGCTTATTTTTAGTCTTGGTGGGATAGCGTCGTCCTTCTCTGCCATCTTAAAAGCAATAACGCTCACGATGGGTATGTTTAACCCGTATGTGGCTGGTATTGCTGCGATTGCTGCGATACTGATTGCTTTATACAGAAATGCTGAAGCAGTACAAGCAGCATTTTTCGGTATATATACGGAGATTAAGGATCGGACAGCGCCTATAATCGAGGCGATGAAAGAGGCTGTTGGCAGTCTTTTCAAAAAGGTTGGCGAGTGGGTAGAGTCGGCGGTTGACATAGGGGCGGCGATCTTTGGTACGATTGCTTCATGGTGGAATGATAACGGTCCCATGCTTATCCAGAGGCTGACAAGCATATTTGGGGCAATAGGTTCTTTCTTGGGTAGTGCTACGGAATTGTTAGGCACCGTGATAAGCAGGGGTCTTGATCTCATTAAATACGTATGGGCAAGATGGGGCGCTGACATTGTTGACACAATGGGATTCATTATCAATACTGTGCTGACAATAACAGAGAAAGGCTTTGAAAACCTAAGTCTTTTGATTGGAGCAGTCACCTCTATTCTAAACAATGATTGGAATACAGCGGGAGATTTGATAAAAGAGGGATTCAGAAACAGCCTCGCTGGTATTGATGACATCGTTGCTGACTTCAAAAAAACATTCCTCAACAAAGCAACGACCAGCGCTGACGAGTTCTTAGATAAGTTTGATATTAAAGGTTTTGAGCATATTATCTACTATGCCTTAAAATCTTCAGAAACAGACATACAGAACTTTAGGAAGAACGCCCTTGAAGGTCCGCTGGGTCTATTGGTTGGGGCAGAGAAACTGGACGAGTTGTTCGGTTCAGAGGAGTTCTCGAAGATTATAGAGAGCGCTCTCAACTCAAGCGAGACGACGGTAAGGGGTTTCAAGACCGAATCGCTGCTTGCTATACGTGCGGGTGCTGAAACACTTGACAATAACTTTGGCGCTACTGAGTTTCAAACCCTGATGGAGGATGTGTTCAGATCCTCACCAGACTTGGTAAAAGAGTTTGTTCAAAGAGGTCTTGAGTTTGCTAACGATTTCAAGGAGGGGATAAAAGACAAAATCCTTGATGATCCTGATTCGGTTGGAGAATCAGTAAAGGGAGCAATCGAAAAAGTCGAAGCGCTTGGCGTACAGTTAGGCGAACTTGACATGGAGGTTCTGCCAAACAATGCACCACAACTTATAAGTGAGTTTGCTCTTAATCTGCAAAACCTACAAGGCAACCTTGACCTTGTAGGAGAGGAGGCAGATGAATTGTCGCGGAAGTTCAATGCCGTTTTTGAGGCTATTGACAGGCTGGGCATAGATGACAAATCTATGGTTTACCGAGCCTTTAGTTGGCTGTCTGTTGCATCCGCAGACCTCACTCTTTTCACGGACGGATTTAACCAACTGATCGATCTTTTAAATCCGTCAACTTATAAAGATTTTTTTGAAGGACTCAAAGGAGGATTTAGATCCCTAAGCAACCTATCAATGTCTGTGGGTGACAAGATCGTCGGCATCTTTTCAGATAAGCAAAATGGCTTTTCTGACTTCATTGGAAAACTGAGCAATTCAGAAGGTATTATAGGAACCATTGCAGGAAGTCTTGGAAAATGGGTACCGGGTATTGCAGCCGCAGCAGTAGCACTCAAAGCGTTTGGAATTGATGCGGGTGATGTTCTTAATGGCATAAAGAACGTTGTAGGCAGCATTGGTACCGGAATAAAAAACATATTCGGCAAAGCATCTGAGGAGCAGAAGAAGGCTGCGCGACTTAATAAGTTCATCTCTGAGGTCGCACGCCTCGGCGTTGACTTATCTAACCTGACCGCGGTCGACAAGAAGGCAATCGAGGCAATAATGGCTCCGATTCTCACGTCTGGTATTGCCAGCAGGGAGGAATTGATTGCCATCCTCGGTCTCGACCCCGGTGATCTTGGAGCGACCCTGAGCGATGCGTTTGGTATGCTACTGCTTGGCGCACAGAATCGCGGCGGCGATGCCATGACTGCTGGTATTGAGGCAATACTGAATGACGTAGGAGCCAGCCTCGGTCAGCAGTTTGGAATGGAGGCGGGAGAGGTCATGCGTCAGTTATTTGAGTTTCTCGGCGTTGATATGGACGAGGCAATACGTCTTGCTGAAGAAGCAAAGCAGCGACAGCGTGACAGAGAGAGAGGCGTTGACGTAGATGGCGAAACTGGGATAGATACAGGCAGACCTACCGTTGAGGGTGGTACACAGGTTGACACAGGAGCGATCGCTGGTATCGGCGGGATGGGCATGAGTGGCTCATCCGTTATGTCCGGCATCGCCTCGTCGGTTATGTCCTCGTCGTCATCGGGGCTACGGGCGATGTCCCAAACCGTTAACGTCATCCTTGACGGTCAGCAGATCGCCACGGCTACGGTGCCTTACATGGCTGGTGAGTTGGAGTTATACGGGACGAACTACTAATGGCGATTACGATTAAAGATGCGTCGAACGTGGACATTGATTATGTCCGTACATCCTTTCAGTTGCAGGATGCTGTCAACCAGCGCGGTCTCATGTCGTTCGATCACATCGGTCCCACGAAGCCTATAGACTGGGGACAGGAGATATACGTCTACGACGGGGCAACGAAGATATGGGGCGGCACCGTAGAATCATATGTCGAAACTGACATAACGGTTGGAGACCTAACAACGCTGCGTTGGACATTCCGGTGTGTTGACTTCTCCCAACTAATGTCAAGAAGTGTTTTTGTTAAAACCTATACGAATACAACAGCAGGTGCTATTGTCACCGAACTGGCAAGTACGTTATTTAATAGTAACTTTGGTATAACGGTTGGCACGATAGAGGATGGTGCTAACATCGAGGCTATTACTTTCAACTATCTGCCACACGAAATCGTGCTTGACGATCTTGCTGAATTGTCTGGATTTTACTGGAATGTAGACAAAGACAAGAAGTTAAACTTTAGGGCAATAGACTCAGCGCCATCTGGTTTTTCTTTAAACGATGCCAATAGACCGTATCATCAAATACGTTTTCAAGAGTCTCGTGGTCAGTTTGTTAATCAGGTCTTTGTGCGTGCCGGTACGCGAGTTGACGAACAAGATACCGTAGAGGTACAGAAGGGTGATGGTGATAAAAGGTCTTTTGTAGTAGGCGCTCCAATAGGCAACGTGCCAACGATAGAGGTAAACAGGGGTTCTGGATACTCCGAACAAACCGTTGGCGTTAATGGCATCGGTTCAGATAGTCAATGGTACTACGCGACCGGCACGACTGTTATTACGCAGGATGTGAACGAGACTGTGCTATCGGCATCTGATAAGGTTAAGGTCACATTTAAAGGAAGGTATCCTGTAATAATTTCAGCCACGCAGGATGAGTCGGTTGTCGAGCGCAACGCGGCAGAAGGCAATCTTGGCGTTTACCAGAAGGTCATCGACGCTTTGGACGTTGAGACGCAGGAAGAAGCGCAGTTGCGAGCGCAGGCGGTGTTAGAACAGTATTCAAGGGCGCGGCTTACCTGTTCCTACACAACCGATACCAGCGGGTTGGAGGCTGGGCAGGCGCAGAGAATTAATCTGACGGATCATGGCATCAATGCCGTGTTCTTGCTGGAGAAGGTGTCCGCGTCCATGCTTGATGACGGTACGCTGCGGTACAGCGTCGAAGGGGCGGCAACCCAGACCGTCGCCGGGTGGTCATACTGGAAGCAAAAGACGAGACAAGACAGGAAGTTCGTCGTTAGAGAAAACGAGGTTCTAAACCAGTTGGAACGGTTGTCAGATGACATGACGCTATCAGATGCAGAACCTACCTACAACACCTATTCGGGAGCGTACACAGTCAATGGACCAGACACCTACATCAACGGATTTCATGTCGGTTAGAGGATATGTGACCGTCGAGGTCATACACGATGATGGGCGGCGCGAGGTTGTCGAGCAGTCAAACGTCGTGACCAACGTTGGGCGCAACAAGTTTGCCAGCCTGCTGGCGCAGGACATAACGGTTTTCCCATCGCACATTGGCATCGGCACAGGCACCACGGCGGCTGACGTAACCGACACGGCGCTTGTGACCGAGGTGGACCGTAACGCTTTAATTTCTGACAGTGCAAACGCCGGTGTCATTACCTACAAAGCGTTCTTTAGCAAGAGCGAGGCAAACGGCAGCACCATTGCCGAGGTCGGTCTGTTCGATGCAGCCGCGTCGGGTAATATGTTTTGCAGGTCCATCCTTTCATCGACGGTTGCTAAGACATCGACTATCTCGCTCTCGATCACTTGGACCATCACCTTAGCGGACGCATAGCATGGCAACAACAGTATTTCCAGAGAGTGGCGATCAGATCACCGAGGCGGCGTGGACATCAGCCAACAAGACGCTATCGGTAGCCACCGAGTACCGTGTCATCGGTTATGTGCTGTCTGCCGGAACGGGTCTCAACGTAGACATCTCGGCAGGCACCTGCTTTGTCAATGGCTTCGAGATCGTATCCGATGCAACGCAGTCCGAGTCTGTAACCGCAAGCCAGACCAACTACGTCTACCTGAACGACGATGGGACTATCACGGTCAACACAACAGGGACTCAGCCTGCGGACAGTCTCTTTCTTGGTACGGCTGTCACGGACGGTTCAGGCGTTACCTCTGTCTCGCACGTTCGCAACATTGACAACGGGGTCAACGCTGTTAAGATCAAGGCATCTGACGAATCGGTAACGTCAAGCACTACCTTGCAGAACGACGATGACCTTGCGTGGGATGCTGTTGTGGAGGGCGTGTACGAGATCCTGATCGGGTTGTACGTGACGAATGGCAACTTTAAGTTCGATTTGTATGGCGTTAACACCTCGGACAAATACACCTACCAAGCGGGAAACAGCCTGATATTTGGAGATCCCGGAACACCAGAAAGCACGAACGAGGACTACATCTTGATCCGTAGCGTTCAGCGAGTCAGCAGCACACCTGCCGGGTTAAAGTGGGCGCAG